AACTACAACTTGGTCTATCCCTGATGACAGTTCTAATTCTAACGATGGCACAAGCTCAGGAATGACACAAGCCAATTTAGTACAAAGTGATTTAAGTTTTACAAGTGGTTATTCACCGTATGCACTTTCATTTGATGGAGCAAATGATTATATAAATTTAGATTCTTTTGCTGGTGAATTATCTACAGGAGATGCTTATGGCTTAAGCGTTTGGTTTAAAGGAGATGGTAATAATAATACTGATGGTGTTTTATTCTCAGCACACACATCATCAAGAGGTAATGTTGTCAGATTGCTTATTAGAGATTTATCTGGTTCAACACATATACAATATCTTGATGGTGGCAATAATGGAGCTTTTCAAGGTAATTATGATAATAATAAATGGCATAATGTAGTAGTGACAAAATCAACAGGAACTTCTACATTAACTTTGTACATTGATGGCAATTCTATTGGTACTATATCAAATTGTAACCCAGATTTTTCAAATGCAACTTTATTTTCTATTGGCCAAGAGTGGGACGCTTCAGGAACAAGTGATTTTTTTAGTGGTCAAATTTCAAATCTTTCAATTTGGAACACAGAATTAACACAAGCACAAGTAACAGAAATTTATAGTGAGGGCGTACCACAAAATCTAAATAACCATAGTGCATATTCAAACTTAGTAAGCTGGTGGCAGTTAGGTTCTAATAGTTCTTTCAATACTAATTGGACTGTATTAGATGAAGTAACCACAAGTGGCAACAATGGAACTTCTGTAAATATGACTGAAGTAGATATAGTAGATGGTGTTGGTAGTTACGCTAATGGCGTTTCAAGTGGAATGTCAGACAATATAGTCGGCTCAGCTCCGTTTTCAGATGCAAATTCTCTTAGTGTAAATATGGACGTTTTAGACCGCGTAGAGGACACACCGTCGTGAAGTTAAATAATATTAAATAAATAAAAATGAATAATAGAACATACATAATTTGTGATTTATCAGACAGTAACCTTGTGTTATTTTCACAAGTTAACCAAAGCTCAGCTCAATCTGTAAGAAGGAATTTAGCTAATACTGAAATGGTTTTAAGTTACCAAGTTGAACCAAGTTTTATAACTGATGGAACTTTAACACCTTTAGGAGTATACACTCACGAAGAAATTTTAGTTATTTTAGCTGGTAGCGATTGGAGTGAACCAATGCCAGAATGAATTGTTTAAAAAGTATAAAGATGGATGACCACAGTATATTGATGGCCGTAACTGCTTTAATGTCTGCAATAGGATTAAAAGAGGTTTGGAGTATATGGAAAAAGAAAATAGACATAACTGCTCAGAAAGATGAAAGGGAAGATAATTTATATGCTCAACAAGTTGCGGTTCTTAGTAATAAGATACAACAGCTTGAAACAAAGATTGAATTATTAATTGAGGAAAATATACAGTTAAGGGTTAAGGTTGTGAAGATGGAAGCACGCTTAATCAATAGTGCTAAGAAAAAAGTAAATAAAAGAAAAGATGAGAAAAGTAAATAAAATAGTAATACATTGTACTGCTACTAAAGAAGGGCAGAACGTTAGTCCAGCTACTATAAAGAAGTGGCATTTAAACAGAGGTTTTTCAGACATTGGCTATCATTATATTATCGGTACAGAAGGAAAAATTAATTCTGGTAGACCAGTTTCTAAAATTGGTGCGCACGTGAAGAACGGTAATAGCGACAGCATTGGAATCGCATATGTTGGTGGTTTAGATTCTAATGGTAAAGCAAAAGACACAAGAACAGAAGCTCAAAAAGCATCATTAATTAAAATACTAAAAGTATTAAAAAACATTTATCCTAAAGCAAGTATTCACGGGCATAGAGACTACTCACCTGACAAAGATGGCGATGGTGTAGAGGAGCACGAATTTATGAAGCAATGCCCTTGTTTCTCAGCAGAAGTTGAATATTTAGAGTTACAACCGAAATCTTTTAAACCAAAAACCAAAAAAGCAAAAGAAAAACTAAATGGAAAAAAATCAAACTAATTTAGAGGACTTAATTAAAAGAATGGAAAACGTTCCAGTTCCAGAAAGAACTTGTAACATAGAGGATGAAAGTTGCGAAAGCTGTTCGGGGTGAAGAAACTGCAAGACACTAAAATAGGGCAAATACTAAAAGAAAAAGCACCACAAGTTTTTGAGGTAGCTAAAAACCTTTTACCAGACAAAGGCTTGTTAGGAGTTGTTAAAAATTTAGTTAGTCAATCAAATATATCAAAAGAAGATAAAGAACAAATACACAAGCAGCTTGTAGAGTTTTACGAGTTAGAGGTGCAAGACAGAGACAGCGCAAGAGATAGAGAGGTCAAAATGGCTGTGGCTGGAAGAAGTGACTGGATGATGAATGTAACTGGCGTTATTGGTTTAGCTTGTTTTGTTTTTATAATTTATGCAGTAGTGTATATACCACAAGTTTTAGACAATGAATTGTTTATTCATTTAATGGGTATGGTAGAGGGGGTTGTCATTGGAAACATCTTTGCTTTTTACTACGGAACAAGCTCTAAAAAGTAATTAATAAATTTTTTTTATATATTTAACAAAAAACTGTTAAATGAAATCACATAATAAAAGGTGGAGAGAGAAAGGTGCTAACCCAAGATACCGTTTAAACTCTGAAGAATCTGAAATTATAAATGATTACAGAAGGTTAAAACAAGAAGCAAAAGCAGAAGGTTTAAATCCAAATGACATTCATAGCGGATGGATTAAAAACAAAAAAGCCAGTTTATATTTTAAGAATCCTAATTTTAAGAAAAACGATTTAAAGCAGTTTAAGCAACAGTTACTAAACGACTTAAAAGAATATTCACCAAACTTTGAAAAGGTTGTTAAACCTAAAGTAAACGATGGTCATTGCTTGTTAATATCACCAGCAGATATACATATTGGTAAATTATGCAAAAGTTTTGTAAGTGGTGAAGAGTATAATAAGCAAATAGCAGTTCAAAGAACGCTTGAAGCTGTTGACGGTATATTACAAAAGAGTAACGGTTTTAATATAGATAAATTAGTTCTATGTATTGGTAATGATGTTATGCATATTGACACACCAAGCGGTGGTAAAACTACAAGGGGAACTGTTCAAGATGTAGATGGTATGTTTTTTGAGCATTTTCATATAGCAAAAAGGTTATATATAAATATTATTGAAACTTTAGTTAGTTTCTATCCAGATTTGCACGTTGTGTACAATAGCAGTAATCACGATTACTTAACAGGATTTTGTTTAGCTGATACAATAGCAACATATTTTAGAAATAGCAAGAACATTACTTTTGACATCAGTTTACAACATAGAAAGTATTATACATATTATAATAACTTAATTGGTTCTACACACGGAGATGGTGCTAAGTGGGATTTATTACCATTGTTAATGGCTGATGAGTGTAAAGAATGGAGTGAGACTAAATACAGGTATATGTTTACGCATCACGTACATCATAAAATAGGTAATAAAGATTTAATCGGTTGCTCTATAGAAAGTTTCCGTAGCCCATCGCCCTCAGATAATTGGCATCACAAGCAAGGTTATACTTCGTCTAATAACCAAGCAATTGAAGGTTTTGTATTCTCTAAACACAATGGTCAAGTAGCCAGAATTACACATTTATTTTAGAATTAACATTTCTTTGTTAATAAAGTTTTTAGTGTGTTTTGTAATTTATATTATAATTATATATATATTTACAACCATAAACTTAAACAAATGGATATATTTAATAATAAAACACAAATCTTTAACGACTTAGAAGAACTAAGTCAATTAGCAAATAAAATAGATAAACAAAACAAACAATTAATTAACTATATAAATAAATAATTATGAGCAGAGAAATATCATACACAACAAGAACCTTTTATGTACCAGCAAATAAAATTGATACGCTGGTAGAATTTCAAGGTAAATGCAAAGAGAACGGTCACAGGTCTTATTCTGAGGTGTTACTGAGTTTAATGGAGCAATACAACAGTCAATGATACATTATCCACACCCTCACAACGAACAGCACCATAACGATAACATATCTCATTGGTGGGCTTATGAAACTAACAAGTATTTACAAGATAGATTAAGAAACTTAGTTGTAAGAGCTAACTGGAACAAAAGAATTATTTGTCAAATAAGATTATCAAGCAATGACTTAGAAATACATAGACATAGGTTTGATGGTTACATTTCACAATTAGACAACATTGCAAAACAATTAAAAACTATTGCGGTGCAATACAATGAACAAAGAATAAATAAATTAAAAACTATATTTACAAAAATTAAAAACTATGAAAATTAAAGAAATAGCACAAAAATATAATTTGTCAAAAGATGACTTTTGGGAATTAAAAAGAGGTACACGCTCAATGTGGATAATTACACACGATGCTTGTGAAAAGATAGCAGCTCAAGAAAACATACAGTTTGGCGCACCTACAATATATAGAGACAGCAACCAAGATGTTGCAATTGTTGGAGATGCAAAAAGAGGTAATAAAATAATCTGGTCAACTGGAGAAGCAAGTCCTAAGAACTGTAAAGCTCCTTACCCTTTTGCAATGGCTGAAAAGAGACTGAAAGACAGACTCGTTTTAAAATTAATAGATGCTTATCAGTATTCAATTTATTCAGATTCTGAAGCGGATAACTTTAAAAAACAATGATAGAAACAAACGTTTTAGAGGTGATACAAGTGGTCTTGCTTTGCCTCACATTGGGAGTTGTAATCGGAACTCAGTTAAATAAAAAATAAATCAAACTATATATTATGAAAAAGAATCACTTAAGTTACTCAGCATTGTGCCAGTTTAAAAAGTCACCAAATCATTTATTAGCTTACTGGAATAAAGAAACAAAAACTACAGATGCAATGCAGTTTGGTACAATAATACACAAGATGTTATTAGAACCAGAAACATTTGCTGATGAGTTTGCAATATTTGAAGGTGCGAGGCGAGCTGGCAAGCAATGGGTAGAGTTCAAAGAACAGAACGAAGGTAAAACACTAATTAAGCAACAAGAGTTAGACGATGCTAATAAAATAATTAACAACGCAATGTCACATCCAGTACTTACTGAAATGATGCAGAATAAAGAAGCTGTTGAAATTAGATTGGACTGGGAACATAAAGGAGTTGCTTTTAAAGGCTTTGCTGACCTTTTAACAACGTTTAACGGTAGAAAGTGTGTAGTAGATATAAAAACTACTTTTGATGCTGGTAGACGTTTTGAGCGTGACTTGTACTACAATGACTATAAAATGCAGTTAGCAATGTATCAAGACCAATATGATAAAGATACAGATGCTTATATTGTAGCAATAGAAACAGCAACACCTTTTAATATACAGGTTTATAAATTAGACGATAGTTTATTGTTTAAGGGCTGGATGGATTACGACCATTATACTGATAAGTTTTTAGAATGGGATGGTAAGCCACAGGGTTACTCAAATAGTATAGTAGAAGTAAAAACAGAAACAGAAGAAATATTATGAAAAAACTTGCAATAATAGGTGGTTTATCTTTGATGACTGCTGGCACTACAAGTATAGTCTGGCACAAACAAAACTTAAATTTAAACCCTAATACATTTGCAATAGCTACAGGAGGGTTTTTTGTAGCTGTAGGAATAACCTACAAATTTTAAAAATCAAAAACAAATAACAATGAATAAAAAAGAAGAAACAATATACTGCGGAAGCGGTAAAGTTATGAATGACAAATGGTTAAAAGTAACTATTAATCCAACTAAAATTGCTGATTACATTCAAGAGTATAATGGCAATAAGTTTATCAAATTAAATATTAATATAAAAGATGAGCCAGACCAGTATGACAAAAATGTAAGTATTAGTGTTGATACTTGGAAGCCAGATGCGGAAGCGCCGAAAGCTGCTGTAAAAGAAACTTCAAATGACTTACCCTTTTAAGTATTATGAAAGAATCAAAAGTCTTGAAAGCATTGGGTTTGACTTCGTTAGATATACAAAATTTGTTGATGAGCGGAGTATCAATGCCAGAAATAGCAAAGAGATATAAAATTAGTTATATCTCTTTAGTACAGGCATATAAAATTCAAAAGAAAAACTTCAAGTATATTGATTTTTTACAACCTAAAGAAGAAGCGAAGGACATTAAAAACGTGTCCTTTGCTTATGATAGGTTATATGACGAAAAATCACTTGATGAATCAGAATTAATAGCCTATTATAAATATGAATCAAAAAACAAAGCATATTATGAAATATATTGAAAAGAAAAACAAAATAATTAACGATAAATATACTGAGTATATATATAATTCTTTTGATATACAAAACAAAGTAGAAACTACAGTAAAGATTCCTATAAATTTTTCAGATTGTAAATCATTTGATTGGAACATAGGTGTTATTTATGGTGGTTCTGGAACTGGAAAAACAACTTTATTAAAAGAATTTGGTAATTTAAGTAAATGTATATTTAATGAAGAAAAACCAGTTATAAGTAATTTTGATTGGTTAGAACCAAACGAAGCTACATTATTATTAAGCTCTATGGGTTTAAGTTCTGTACCAACTTGGTTAAGACCTTTTCACACTCTATCAAATGGAGAACAATATAGAGCAGAATTAGCTTATAAAGTAGGTAAAGCTAAAGAAAACGAAACTATATTAATTGATGAATATACCTCTGTTGTTGATAGAGATGTTGCTAAAGCAATGAGTAATGCTTTACAAAAATATATAAGAAGAAACAATAAAAAAATAATATTAGCAAGTTGTCATTTTG